AAGCCGCTAAACGTGGCTGATTTCAGCAAGGCCATGAAGCCAGCGGCGAAAGTTTACGGATGTGAATATATAACGCGCAGGGTTAAAGGACTTACGCAAACCAATGTGACAACAACAGAGGATTGCGACGCGTTTTTATAATTTTAGACAAAAGCCCTCTACCTCCTCTACCTAAAGAAAATAAATATATATTATTCAATATGATAAGCAGGTAGAGGGTCAGGTAGAAGGCAAATAAAAGCCCTCTACCTCCTCCACCATGATTAAGGTCATTTGTGAGGGGCGGGTAGAGGATGGGTAGAGGGCCCCGAAAGCCCTCTACCCATCTGAAAGCCGCGCCATTACTGACCTGAAAGATGATTAGGTAGAGAGGTAGAGGAGGTGCACCACATTTCAAAACTTTTTAAACGAGGGGGTAAAAATAAAAATGCACACATCAGGAAAACTGAACAAACATATAAAGCCACATTACCGCGCCCTTGATATGGCTGAACACTGGCTAAGGGTGGCGATTAAGGCAATAGATCGCAACGCCGGTGAAGGATACGCGAAAGCACATCCCGAACTGATTAGCGCATTCATGACAACGGCGGCTGCAAACTTTGCCACTCTGACCGAACGGGAGATTGCTGAAGCGGAGGAAGTGACAACCATCAATATTAAGTCCGGAGAGCAGGCAGCATGACGGCGCAAATATCAGTTTACGGGAGGTTGGTGGACGACCCGCAGACAAAACAGACCAGCAAGGGCATCCCCATGACGCTGGCGCGTATGGCGGTATCACTGCCCTGCAGTCGGATGACGGTCAGGCGACGATGTGGTTATCTGTCCTGGCGTTTGGCAGACAAGCCGACACGCTGGCAAAGCATCACAAAGGCGAACTCCTGAGCGTGGCGGGTAACATGCAGGTGAGCCAGTGGACTGGACAGAACGGTGAAACGCGGCAGCGCTGGCAGGTTATCGCAGACAGCGTAATCAGTGCGCGAACGGTGCGACCTGGCGGGAACAGACGTAAAACCACAGGCACACAGGGCAACACACCACCAGCGGGAGGGGATGATCTCTACGGTGACAATATTCCATTCTGAACGCACAGGCCGGAGAAATCCGGCTTTTATCAGTTGAGTCCGTCACACCACGCAAAAAAAAGGCCGGAATATTCCGACCCTTTCATCACCAAAGAGAATAATTTATGTCTTTGAACTTGTAACGCTGTACAGAATGACACGTAACGCCGGATAAATAAACGAAGATTGAAACTTTGCACAATATTGCATAGCAATGCATAAAGATGCCGATCAAGGCAGATGATAAAATTAATACGACACTTTTACTAAGTATTAAGAGGTTATATGAGTGGTTTATATTCGCCAGCGGAGTTAATACAGACTGTTAATGCCGAAGATATTCAATGGCAGATTAACTCTTTATTTATAAACCTGTTTTTTAAGCGAGTCGTTACATTTGAGACGCGGGATATTGCGCTTGATATTATTGACGATCCAGACATCCCGATGGCTGCATTTTGTTCCCCTATGGTTGGTAGTAAAGTATCACGCGATGAAGGCTACGAATCAAAAGTAATTCGCCCTGGCTACATGAAGCCAAAAAGTAGTATAGACCCAAATAAAATAGCCGTTCGTCAACTAGGCGTATCACCGGAACAATTCAATGCATATTCATCACGCAATTTCAAAATAAAGCGAGCGATGGTAAGACAAGCGCAGGCCATTCGCGCACGTATTGAATGGCTTGCTGTTCAGGCAATCACAACGGGGAAAAATATCATTGAGGGCGATGGCATTGAACGTTATGAACTGGACTGGAATATAAAACCACAAAATATTATCACGCAGTCCGGCGGCACGGAGTGGAGCGGTAGAGATTTATCAACATTTGATCCAAATGATGACATCGAAGAGTACGCAGAAATCAGCGAAGGGACTACAAATATCATCGTAATGGGACGCAACGTATGGAAAAAATACCGCGCCTTTAAAGCAGTAAAAGATTGCCTTGATACTCGACGGGGATCTAATTCCGTTCTTGAAACGGCCCTGAAAAATCTTGGGGATTCCGTCAGTTTTAAGGGTTACGTAGGCGATGTGGCTATTGTTGTGTATAGCGGACGTTATACCGACGAGGACGGAACAGAAAAATATTTCCTTGATCCTGATTTGATGGTTCTTGGCAATACATCACTTCAGGGCATCGTTGCATACGGTGGCATTCAGGATCCGGAGCTAATCCGAATGGGGCTGACTAAAGCCGAACTCGCACCGAAAAACTACATTGTGCCTGGAGATCCGGCTATTGAGTACGTACAAACGCACTCTGCACCACAGCCAATACCGGCCCGCATCAATCGTTTTGTTACCGTTCGCATTGGTTAAGGGGGAGCAATGGCTACTCATTACACTGAACTCATGGCTGGCACTGAAGCACTGGTTACTACGTTGGGGATATTTTCAGCTAATAAAGGGGTAATTCCTGCATTTACGCCACTGATGCAAGAAGATGCAACTGGTGCACTGGTGGTATGGGATGGAACGAGCGCAGGCAAAGCTGTTTATGTTTCCGCTGTACAAATCGATACAGCGACAAAAACGCAGGCTCAGGTTTATAAAACCGGCGTCTTAAATGTTGATGCTCTGAACTGGCCTGAGTCTGTAACACAACTATCAGCAAAAGTTGCTGCGTTTGTTGGCTCAGGTATTTCTGTTCAGCCGCTGGCACGTGTGTGAGGTACGAGAATGATTGAAAGAGATAGTCAGCTACGAGAGCTATTAGATATCGATGACAAAATGCGCTTAAGCGAGCGTCTTGTCGATATGAATCAGGTGATGGAACTTACAACCCTGAGTCGCCGTACACTGCTAAACCTTGAGGCTCGTGGAGAGTTCCCTGAGCGTGTGCAGGTTACGGAAGGGCGTAAGGCTTGGTATTTAAGCGAGGTTGTTGAGTGGATTAACAATATCCCGCGAGCATCAAACTATTGCCTCGTACCCACACCGGAAAAACCTGATGCGGCGTTATGCCTCAAGATTGAACGCGCCAGGCGTAATGCCCTGAAAGGGCGCAATAAGTTGATTGGTTGATGAAATTAGGGCCCGCTCTGGCTGGCGGGTCCTTTCCGGCAATCCGGCAGACTACGGGGCGGAAGGCGCGCGGGTTTTCGCTATTTATGAGCATTTTAAGGGGACTGGTGGTGGTTTTGTTGTTCGCTATATCTGTATGAATAATAAGAGAAAAATACAATCAATACACCAACCTGAAACAGTAATTAAGTTGTGGTATCAATGAAATTACACCTGATGAACAAAAAAAACATGGCAAAAAGTTGCCGTGTAAGCGCCACTGCGTTCGATAAGTGGGGAGTGATTCCCGTCGAGCGTAAGGGCCGTGAGGCGTTCTATGATGTTGCCAGTGTAATAGATAATCGGGTTAACAATGCAATCAGCCAGATTACAAACGAAACGGGCGATATTGATGACGATGAACTTTTACGCGTCAGGATCAGATTACTGACAGCACAGGCAGAGGCGCAGGAGCTTAAAAACGAGCGCGAACGCGGCGACGTTATTGATACAGAGTTTTGTATGTATGTTCTTTCCAAACTGGCGAGTCAGATTTCATCTATCATGGACAGCCTGCCGCTTACCATGCAAAGGCGCTTCCCACAGATGACTCCGGCTATGCTGGATGGACTTAAAAAGGAAGTGGCTAAAGCCTGTAATGCCAGTGCCGGCGTTGCTGACAACCTCCCACAGATACTGGCTGATTATCTGATGGAAAGTACAGGAAACGTACCGGATAAGTTGCAGCTGAATAAGGATAAGTAACGTAGTACGCTATGACTGAATCCGAACTACTGAAAGTAATCTGCCATGCTGGTGGAGTCAGCCACCAGCATGACGAACAGGCCACGCAGCCGGGCAGTGTCACCGCTGAAAATTACGCTCGTGTGGTTGCTGAGGTTATGTGGCGTGACGGTATAGAACTGAACGGACAGGATTGCTTAGTCATCCGCACCAAAGTGCTGGCTATACTGGCAGCTAGGCGGAGGCAGGGACAACGCCAGAACGTTGCATCGTACCAGTGGAAGAAGCCTGACAGACTGCGGCGATAACTCTTTGATTTTCTCGACGGCCCCAAAATGGGCCTTACCATAGCCAGCTAATAAATGAGCAAGCCTCAAAAGTGAGGTTTGTGGCCGTTTGGCCTATTCATATGCTAACTCGTTGATATTCCTGACGACGCAAATTTACGCCTTGTGGCTGGTAGTCGAATTGCAAATTTGCAACTCGACTATGAAACTACCTGTAGTTTGGGTAGTAAAAGCAACACACTGATTTTGGGGCTTCTTCGCGATACCTAATATTATGGTATCGGTGGAAGAGATATCGTTTCTCATAGGTTAGCACCGAGGGCGGAGTTCCGCCCTCATCGAAAAATTGCTTACGAGTCGTCAAAATAAATTAATCGACTGAGTATAATGATTAACTAATTGCTCGTGTTACTTCATTATACGTTATTTCCCATCTTTAAGGTTTAACCAAGTGTTAATTAAAAAAAGAGCCATTGAGCCTGATAAATTTACTGCAAGTTCGGCATGCCTTGGGGATGGCTTAATTGATGAGCTGTTCGTTCCATGTGCATCACCGAGTTTATTACGAAGAGTACCTAACCCATTTACAACTGCAGAACAACCGCCGAGAATTTGTTTGAAGATATTTTCAGTATGTTGGTCGGCAGATAGGTTAAGTTCTTTTGAAAGAGTTTTATAAAGCTCTGACATTTCAATATTTTTATTATTATACTGAATGCCCATATCATCAAGAATGTGTTTGCAAACTGTTTCAAGAAGTGTTCTTGCGGAGGTTATCGCACCATCCGGATCTGTATGGCGCCGTTCAAGTGCTTTTATCCAAACGGCGTGGACTCCATCCTCGTTAAACTTTCTTAATACATCAGATATGTCTTCATCCGCTGGAGCTTTATTTTTCCCTTCTAGATAGTCCAGCATCGGCTGAAATGCCTTATAAATCAAATCTCTCCGGGGGGCATACTTTTCAGTCTTTTTTATAAATCCCCAAAATTCTTTTAGTGAGCGATTAGTTCTCACAAACTCTGGTAATAGCTGATGTAAAGGAGGATTTTGTAAGAAATATGTTCTTAGAAGCAAATAATCATTATTAGCTTCATCCTGGGCTCCTGTAGCTCTTGCAATTAGTATGTTTTGAAGCGCTACTGCGCGCTCTAGGTCATTTTGAAGGGTATCTATAATATTCATAACAAATCTTTATTCACTTCATTTGTGGGTTGATAATTGAATGGTTTGTACATTGATTTCTGTGTATTGCAGTGTGTATTGCAACATAGCCATTCAGGTAGAGATTATGCTCTATTTTTCCTCTTATATCATTCACATACTTACACCATTGACTCATGTAGCCGAAGCATGAGGTGAATCCGCAGATGACCCTGCGTCGCCTGCCGGATGAAGATCCGCAGAATCTGGCGGACCCGGCTTACCGCCGCCGTCGCATCATCATGCAGAACATGCGTGACGAAGAGCTGGCCATTGCCCAGGTCGAAGAGATGCAGGCAGTTTCTGCCGTGCTTAAGGGCAAATACACCATGACCGGTGAAGCCTTTGATCCGGTTGAGGTGGATATGGGGCGCAGTGCGGCAAACAACATCACACAGTCCGGTGGCACGGAGTGGAGCAAGCGCGACAAGTCCACGTATGACCCGACCGACGATATCGAAGCCTACGCGCTGAACGCCAGCGGCGTGGTGAATATCATCGTGTTTGATCCGAAAGGATGGGCGCTGTTCCGTTCCTTCAAGGCCGTCAAGGATAAGCTGGATACCCGTCGCGGCTCTCATTCCGAGCTGGAGACAGCGGTAAAAGACCTGGGCAAAGCGGTGTCTTATAAGGGAATGTATGGCGATGTGGCCATCGTCGTGTATTCCGGACAGTACGTGGAAAACGGCGTCAAAAAGAACTTCCTGCCGGACAACACGGTGGTGCTGGGGAACACTCAGGCACGCGGTCTGCGTACCTATGGCTGTATTCAGGATGCGGACGCACAGCGCGAAGGCATTAACGCCTCTGCCCGTTACCCGAAAAACTGGGTGACTACCGGCGATCCGGCGCGTGAGTTCACCATGATTCAGTCAGCACCGCTGATGCTGCTGGCTGACCCTGATGAATTCGTGTCCGTACAACTGGCGTAATCATGGCCCTTCGGGGCCATTTTCTCTCTGTGGAGGAGTCCATGACGAAAGATGAACTGATTGCCCGTCTCCGCTCGCTGGGTGAGCAACTGAACCGTGATGTCAGCCTGACGGGGACGAAAGAAGAACTGGCGCTCCGTGTGGCAGAGCTGGAAGAGGAGCTTGATGACACGGATGACACTGCCGGTCAGGACACCCCTCTCAGCCCGGAAAATGTGCTGACCGGGCATGAAAATGAGGTGGTATCAGCGCAGCCGGATACCGTGATTCAGGATACGGCTGAACTGGTCACGGTCGTGGCACTGGTGACGCTGCATACTGATGCACTTCACGCCACGAGGGATAAACCTGTGGCATTTGTGCTGCCGGGAACGGCGTTTCGTGTCTCTGCCGGTGTGGCAGCCGAAATGACAGAACGTGGCCTGGCCAGAATGCAATAACGGGAGGCGCTGTGGCTGATTTCGATAACCTGTTCGATGCTGCCATTGCCCGCGCTGATGAAACGATACGCGGGTATATGGGAACGTCAGCCACCATGACATCCGGTGAGCAGTCCGGTGCTGTGATACGTGGTGTTTTTGATGACCCTGAAAATATCAGCTATGCCGGACAGGGTGTGCGCGTTGAAGGCTCCAGCCCGTCCCTGTTTGTCCGGACTGATGATGTGCGGCAGCTGCGGCGTGGAGACACGC